TTTTAGGTGATGGTAAATAAGGGCATTCAGTACATCAGTATTTTGTATTTCAAGTCTTAGCTTGTATTTGATTTCCCATTTAGCATTTTCGATCTTATCAGCAAGATCTTCTTGAACTCGAATTTGAACTGAAGCCATTTCTTTCCTACTGTCGTTGTGTCAATGATGCATTATTATATAACCTGTTGCATTGACACAGTGTTTCATGGTAACTTTCGTTCAATTATGTTTCTCTGTGTCAGGGTGTCAAATAATGATTAATGATAAAGAACAAGCATTCGAGTTTGTTGCAAAGATCATATTTGATCGGGCAGTCCAGCTAATCATTGGGGGCAATCCTGCTTATGAGTCCGAGCTTGTCCTTTCCCATATCGAAATGACAATGGCGGAGTGGGGCTACCGTAGTCCTAAAGTTGCGGTTTATTGCGATTCAATCAAATCTGAAAACGATAAATTTAGAGAAATGGGGATTTGCTAATGGATAAGTATAAAAAACAACCAAACCCCACTGTATTATCGGGGGGATTGAAAAATAAAGCAGTTTCAACCCCCATTAATAAGATGGGGGTAACGAAATTCGATACGCAACCTCAAGACGCCGATCTCCCGATTTTCCAGCATTCGTTATATACCATTCCTCGAACTCACATGATCTTAACCAATGATGGTGTTAAGCATGTTGAATACCGTATGCCTGCTGAGAATGAAATTGCTGTCATTGACTGGGTGAATTTCACATTCGGCATAGAGACTATGGGCGATAAGTATTGGCAGGAAGATGAATATATTCTTGATACTCATCGCTATACTGCTGCAATTGATTCTCTTGAAGCTGACCTGGAACATATATTTGGTTTTACTACTTCATCTTGCCGTAACTCTGGGCTTAACTTTTATCAGCAAAGTTATGTACTTGGTGAAGATTTCGGCTTCATCTGTATAGGTGGCCAAAGAAATACGGTCTTGATCATGATCAATGGTCGTGGCTGTAATTTTGCCAAATCTGGTTGGGAATTAAGGCTTTACAATTTCTTGGTGACTAAAGCTAAACGTCCTAAATTGACGCGTGTCGATATAGCTCACGATGATTTCGAAGGTAAACATATCAGTGTGGACTGGGGAAATATGCAAGATGGGTTAGGGGGTTTTCAACTTGGAAACCGTGCCCCAAACATTGAGCATAAAGGCAACTGGCGTCGACCAAATGGTAAAGGTAGAACGCTATGCATTGGTAGCCGTGACTCAGGCAAGTATTTGAGATTATACGAAAAGGGACGCGCTGAGGGTGATCCTAACGACAATTGGCAACGTGCTGAGGTCGAATTTAAGTCCATTGATCGTGTATTACCGTTCGATATGTTGCTAGCTCCAAGCGAGTTTTTTATAGCTGCATATCCATGTTTCCGTGATTTAGCTCAACATCTTCAACCAGAACGTATTGAGACAATTTCTAAAACTGCTCAAATCAATTTCCAGACTGCCATTGAGAATCTAAAACATCAATATGGCAAATATATCAACATCTTCAAAGAAGTATTCGAACCTGAAGAACTCATCAATTTAATTTCATGCTCTGATCCGCTTGCATATCCAAAACGGCTGGATCATGTGCTTATAACTGCTCGGAGAATGTAATGCATACATCTAAAGTAAAAATTCTAGGTGCTAAGGCTGTCGACTTTAAACCGTCTGACGGTTCAAACCGTCACTATGACCATGTTGCTTTGTATTGTGAAATCCCAATGGATTTATCTCAAGGTAATGCAATCGGCAATGGTTGTGAGACTTTCAATTGGCAGGATTCATCAAATATAGCTTTGCTTCGCCAGTTCAAACAGTCTGATTTTCCAATTGAAGCGGATATCACGTTTGACATGGTAACTACTGGTAAATCAATCAAATATGTTGTTGTATCTGTTGAATTACCACAACCAAAAAAGATAATTTAAAACAATAAGTCATTGTATATCAATGACTTACAATACATAGATTCGTATAATGTATATTATGTTAAATAGAATATCTGAGACTGTAGCCTACGCAATACTGTTTGCAGCTACAGCTCAGTAACGTGATGATCTACGATTATACATCACGTTACTGAGTATCCTAATGAACATAATATAAGTTATGCAGAAATCAGACCGCTACTCGACTTGCGTATTAGTCCAAGCCTACGCAAGTCTGCGTGGCTATGACTTCAATGTCTGGGTACATGATGCAGATTTGGTCAATCGTTTCCCGCATATTATAAACTGGGGTTTGAGAACCTTGCTGAGTTGGATGTACCGTATTTTTTAGTACATTGGCTATTTTATGCTCAAATGTTGGAATGACTGAATTTTCTTTAGGCTGCTTCTGTTTTTTTGTAATTAATTCTTGGCTGTGCTTTAACTTGTTTTGAACAACACCATTTAGGAAGTCTTTAAGGTTTTGGCAAACACCAAAATTAATTTCTGAATCTGCCGTAGCTAAGACAATTTCATCCATCATGATGAATTGTGATTGTTTATAGACCTCTGTTAATTGATGGATATTTTTATCGAAGTCTTGGATTTTATTTATCAGTTCACATGCCTTGTCCATCACCCTACTCTCCTAAATATTCACGAATTTCAGCATTGGCTTTTTTATAGGTTTCTAAGTGGGCATCAATCAGTGAATAGTCATACGACCAGTCATTTGCAACCACTGCTAAATGTTCAAGACATTGTTCTGTAGATTCCGCAGGACAACATACGTCTAAGCATGGATGACCATGTTCAGCAACGATCTTGGCAACTTGATTGAAAGCAGCCTGAATGAAATCGAGATGATTTTTGAAGGCTATAGCAGTCATAGTTACCTTATTTAAAAGTTACCAATTTATAGTTGGGATTAAATCATTTTAAAAGTAACTTTAAATTAAGTTTAAAATAAACCAAGTTACTTTTTAACGTGGAATCAAAGTTATGGCTAAGGTTTATAAAATTCGAGATGACGAAGTTGACAGCATCAAAGAAGCTTTGATGAAGTTTGTCATTGAGAAAAAAGTTTTAATGAAAGAATCTGATGTAATTCATGCTCTTATCAAGTATCACCTTAAGAATCTAAAGGCGGAGGAAGTTATAAAATATCGCGAAGAAGTACTTGACAAGATAGATTAATCTAGATTCAAACCACCAATGAACCTATGCCCCGTTTGAGAGTATTCATTAATGTTTAAAGGGTGGCAAATTGAGATAAATCTTTAAAAACGAATATGATATATATTGGATATACAAGATATATAGTCTTGCAATGCAAGATATATAATTTTGTTTTTTGAAATCTTTAAAAAATAATGACTTAAGTTTTTTTGTTATCGAAATGTAAAAATGATAAGAGTCCACCATTAAAAAGTGGACTCTTTTTTGAGTGTCAAAAATTAAGCTTTACCATCAACATTAAATTTTAAAAACTGGCTCTGCATTACTTGTAAAAATTCAGCTTCAGTTAATGGCTGCCCTGTTACATTTATCTTGGCAGGAAGAAAAGAAACTTGGTCATTAAAGTAAGGTTGTAATTCACTTTTCTGAACAACAATATTTGTTAAAGCATCAAGAAATTCAGCATCATTATGAGTATAAGTCGTTTTTACAACAAACCCTGCTGTAATTTTTCTATTTGCATGAGAGTTATCAGAAATACATACAGCATACAAGTGCGGTAATGCTTGATATAGTTCAGAATCAACATCACTTGAAAAGTGTGTAATCGAATCACTATCGTTGAACAAACAATAATGGGTTAATAAAGTTACACCACCTAAATCAGCATCAGAAGAAGAAAGTATTTTCATAATTTAATAACCTATAACTTGTCTAATAGATGTGAAAAATAACTTACCAGTAATGAAAAATAATAAAAAACTAAAAATAAAGTAAATAATAATATTAAGTTTTAGTTTGGCTAAAATTAAAATTGCTTGTACTAGATTAAGGGTGTTTAGCAAAAAACCTATAAATATTAACAATATTGCCCAGAAAATATCAAAACTTGGAATAAGTGTCATAGAAGTTTCAGGATGTCTTGCTAAATAGATACCTACAAGCATTACAGTAGCTGCTATACCATAATTTCTTACATGATCGAAAATAAATTTTAAATCAACTTTTTGTGGATCAACTTCTAATATATGACGTATAAATCTTTCAGAAGTTTTTTGTGGTTTTTGATCATTATTAGACATATTTTCTCTATAATCATTCTGAAGTCGCAT